CTGCACCTGTGCGCTGGTCCCGCCGAAGGCAAAAATCAACTGCCCGATCAGCCCCACGATCGCCGTAATCGGGTCGATCCCGTTCATCAACTGCGCAAAGAAATTACTCAACGCCGTCACGATACTGGTCACCACCGGCAAGATGCTATCCAGCGCCCCCATCAAAATAGGAACTGCCATCTGACCCGCTTCTAGCAGCTTCTCCACTAGCGGCGTCAAAACTGGCAGCAACTTCAATCCGATTTCGTCCTTCAAATTCGCCAGCATCACCCGCGCCCGCGCAAACGTATTCGACGTATCCGGCACGTCCCCATACGTCTCATTCAACTTCCCCATCACAATCTCGGTCAGCGCAGCTTGTTGCTCTGTTTTAGACAACTCAGACGCCTGCTTCCCAAACATCTCCGCCGCGTGCTCCGTCACCTCCGCCAGGCTGATTTGGATCCCGAGGTTGTCCAGGATCATCGGGCTCACCCGCCCGACGCCCGTCACCAACGAATCGAACAGGAACCCCATATCCTGCCCGGTCGCCTGGCTCGCCTTCCGCACCAGGCTCATCGCATCCGGCAACGTGCTCGCAAAATCGTCACTCACCAGCGCCGCCGCCTTGTTAAACGACTCCATCAGGTCCCGGTTCGTGATCAGCCCTCCGCTCGCATCCTGGAGGGCCGACAGCATCGTCCCCGAGCTAGTCCCGATCCGGTCCGTCACCGCCGCAAACCCCTGCTGCAAGCCAATCAGCGGCTCAGCATTCGCAGCCAGCGCCGCCATCCCCCCCGCCGCCGCCAGCGCCGCGCCCCCCAAGCCGACCACCCCGGCCAGCGCCGCCTTACCCGCCGTCTGCACGCCCTGTCCAAACCCCTCCGCGATTTTCACGATGCGGCCGATAGTGCCGCGCACCTTACCGCGCGCCTGCTCCAAATCCTTATCCAATTTATCCAGCGTCGCCCGAATCGGGACAAACGCCTCACCAAGCTGGCTACTCATAGCCGCATCCTGTCATCCGCACAACTATTGGGGCCGGTGTGGTGCTGGCCAGGGGCCGGATCTGGCCCGAGGATGGCCCAAAGACGGCCCCAATTGGGGACACGGCCGCCGGCGGCGCCGGCATCGAGCAGCCCCAAAACCTGACAGGTCTAGTTTGTGACCTGTCAGGTTTTCTGCTCCTAATCACGTCTCAACCCCTCATTCAACCGCTCCACCAAACTAGCCGCACTCCCCGACATCTCCCGAAACTCCCTCCGTCGCTTCCGCAACTCCTCACCCTCCAACCTCCGCGCCTTCGTCTGCGACGTCAACAGCGCCTTCAAGCTCGGCATCCGCTTCACCCGCGTCAACGCCGCCGTGTGCCACGCCAGCGACAAATCCTGCTTCTGCCGTCGTCGATCCCGCCACAGCGCCGCCTCAATGGCCATGTAAGTCTCGCGCGGCGTCAAATCCCAAAACTCCAGGACACTGACGCCACAGCGCAGCGCATCCTTCAAGAGCCCCTCAAAGTCGAGGGGCTCATTCACACGTTTGGGTCCCCGTCCTCCTGGACAGACCCATCCTCCGGCGTGTAGCCGATCACCGCCGCCACCGCCTCCATCACCGGCCTGACCACCTCCGCGAACCCCACCTCGTCCAGGATCTCGTAAGCCCTTTCCGCCGTAACCCGTGGTCCTCGAATCCGCGCATCCCGTCGCGCCGATTCCATTCCCACGCGCAACAGCGTCGCCGTCTCAGTGATCCCGCTGGATCCGTCTGTGAAACCCTCCAGCACGCCAATGATCCCGCGTCCCAGCTCCCGCTCCGCGATGGCCAACGCTCGATTGGTGAAGAGGACGTGTACCTCGCCGTCTTCCGTCAGAATCGTCCCCTCGCCTCTAGCACCAGCACCCGCCATTAGCTCGACACCTCAGTCCACGCGCCGTCCACCGTCAGCGCCACCGAGATCGTCGCCTCGCCCTGGTCCGGAAAGCTCTCCGAGATCGAGTCCACGTTAGCGTCGCAGGTCTCGACCACCGTCCCTTCCCGTTCCACCGCCACCAGGATCAGCTCCCCGTCCCGCATCGCGTCCTTCAACGCCTGGTAAGCCGAATCCGTCGGCACGTACAGCGCGTCCAACGAGATCGTGCTCGAATACCGGCCGGGCAGCACTCGCTGCTCCCGCTGATCCTTGCTCGACACGTCGATCGTCTCGTTAGCCTCCTCGATGGAAGCATCCCGTTGCGACCCTACCGCCGCGTAGGCCGGCACGCTGGGCGTCCCGGTATTCGCGAGCAGCAATACGTCAGTTCCATTCATACCCATGATCTAATCCTCCTGTTGAGCGACTACGCTCACACTAATAATCCGGCCATACGTGTCCAGTTCGTCAGCCACGATCGGGCCGGTACAGTCCGACATAATCCAATCGTATCCATCGATGCTCAACGCCTGCCGGTGCAACAACGCCCGCACCCGCTCCGCAATCGCCTCGATCGTCACCACACTCCCGTCCGCCTCCGCATAACACCGCACGTCCCGGATCGCATCCCGGCCGCGCGTTGTCTTCGAGTCAAACGGCGCCTGCGACACCTCCCCCGCCGTCACGATATACGGCAGCGTAGCATCCCCTGGCGCCGGGTCCGTCGTAAACACCGCCGGATTGCCATTATACGTCGCCAGCAACCCCACCAGCGTCCCATCCGCCACCAGTTGATCGTAAATCGCCTGCGTCAAAACGCTCACAAATCATCAGCTCCCAGCGGACCACAGTCCGCCGCCGCCAGCGGATAATAAGCCCCCGGCCAGACCCTCTGATCCTCCGGCGCCGGAACATTCAAATCCACCGGCGCCACAAAATACGCCTCAGACCTGCAAGCCCCCACCGCCGCCGCCTCCTCGTCGAACAACCCCACAAACTCCCACATCTCACCCGGCACCAATTTCCCCACCACCCACAACCTAGTCGCGAACTCAGCCACGATCATTCTCCAATTTTGGGGCGTCGAGCTCGGCCTGGCCAGCTTCGGAGCGGCCCCAAATGTCTGTGTACACAGATTCTGCATTCGCAGAAATTGGGGCCAATTCCTGGCCACCAGGTCGCTGCAGCAAGCCCCAATCACGCCTCACGTTTCACGCCTCACGCATCACTCAACAACGCCACGATCTCAGGCCCATTTTGAAACACAGCCGGCCTCAAAAAAGGATGCGCCGCCGCCGTCCGCGACCCCAGCTCGATATAATACCCCAGGTGCCGCGTCGGCCGGCCCTCCGCCGTCGTCCGCCCCGGCGGCAACCCCACCCGCACCACCACCTCGTTCCGTCCCTGCTCCACCTCGTTCGTGATCAGCCGCGCCACGTAATTCCGGTGCCCCGCACCCCAATCCGGGTCCGACACCGCCAACAACCGCCGCCGCGCATCCGACTCCACGAACCGGCCCACCAGCTCCGCGTTGCCCACCAACTTCTCCAGCACGTCCCGCTTCACATTATCCGGCGTCCACTTCAACGGCATTAAGACTCATTCCTCTGGGTTTGGTCAGAGCGCATGACTCCAACCAGATTGCCGTTCTCAAATTTAAACGCTATCGGCCCCCACCCCTCATGGTCAGCACCAAACATCCCGTTGATGATCCCTAGCATACCCACGTGGAAGCCTTCGTTTTGAGCCACAACCTGCACAGTAGGATGGTCGGCCAGCTCCTGATTACACGGTACTCGATTGGCAATCAGCGCCGCTATAGCAGGCTTATCCAACCGGATCAGCTCATTCAAATATGCTATAGCCTCGTCGATTGTTATTTGCTCTTTCAAGATCCCACTCCCAACGCCTCTTCCAACTGGACCTCTCGGCAATCGATCTCCAAATGATGGCCCGCTAAACTCGGCTCCCGGATCCCCTCCACCTCCACCGTCAAATCTCCGACGCTAACCCGATCCCCCCGCACAATATTCGCACTGGCCACCACGTACAACACGTGCGTAATCTCCCGGCTCTCCAGATCCGCAATATCCTGCTCCCGGCTCCCGGCCGGCCGCATCCGCCCCACCACCGACCCGATCGCCACGTAATCGATCGCCCAGCCCCCCTGGCCGTCCGGGCTCCGCCGCCGCCTCTCGACCGCAAACGTATTATTCAGTAGGCTCTCAAATACGCTCATTTACACCGACCGCAACCTGAATTTGTCCAGGATATCTTTTTCCGACATCAAAAGGAACCGCGCCGCCGACGCCCCCATGATCCCCTCCCCCACGCCGCCGCCCGACTCCGAACCGAAACTCACCGAGAAATCACCCAACGACTTCGACGCCACCCCCAGCACCGCCTCGCTCTCCGCCGCCCTCAACCCCGCCTGGTACGCCCTGGACGCCGCCCGGGTGGCCACCTTCACGATATCGTCGGGAATCGTCGCGTACCCGTGTGTGTACGTAATCGTCACCGCCTGAATATCGTCCGGCCATTCGTCCCCACCGATCCGGTACAAAATCCCGTGCTGGCCCAGCTTGTAATCGTCGTCCGCTGTCAGCGTATTTCCGTCCTCGATCACGCTTGCCACCGACACCACCGGCAATTCTGGCAAGAAAATCCGCGTCCCGCCGATCGTATCAATCGTGATCTCCTCATCCTCCACCAGCTCGATATACTGCTCGGTGTAATTCTTGATCGCCGTCGTCGCCTCCTCCAGCGCCCGCGTGGCGCTGGCGATCTGCACCGCCGTCGAAATCTCCACCTGCAAGAACGCCTCGATGTCCGCCACCTCGGCAAAATTAGCCACCGTCCTGCTCCTCAAAAATGGTCCGAGCCGTCGTCAAGGCCACGGGTGGTTGCGTGGGACCACTCAATACCTGGAGCCAGACCCGTCCAAACAACAGCGCCGACAACCGCTCCCGCCACGACATCCGCCATAACGAGATGCACTGCTCTCCATCACTGAATACCGGCAACGAGACGATCTCGCTGGCCGCCTCCGATTGTTCCGGGTCGAAATTCTGCGGCGCACCCAATGAACCATTCTGCTCTTTGAATCGACTAGGCTCCACCGCTTGCCCTCCACTCCTCGATCGACCGGTTGATCCCCTCGTTCAAATAGGTGAGCTCCCCGGCCGTCCGCAACTGCTCCAACGTCACGATACCATGCGCCACCAGCGCCCGCGCCGTAGCCGGCCCCACTCCCGAGATCACCGTAAAATCATCGGGCTCCGGCTCTTCCTCTTTCTCCTCAGCAGCAGCCTTGTCACGCTTCGGCTTCCGCAGCTTGTCCAGCGGCCGCGTCCGCAGCTTGTCCTTCGGCGGCTGCTTTTTCTTCTTATCCGGCTCCATGTGTCCCTCCCGGATCGCATCCTCTTTGTACATCTTCACAAACTGCCCCGGCCGGATCTCCACCTTCACCAGCGGCCCGCGCTTCCGCCGCGTCTCCTGGCTATCCACCGGCCAATTGTCCGAGCTCGTTACCACTGGCATTATCGTCGCCCCCTTCCTGCTCGCCCCGCGGCCCGCTGCCGCGCAAAATGCTCCCGCACTCGCTCCTCATCCCCCTTGTGACATTTCACGAACCGGCCCGGCCCCAGCTCCACCAGCACCAGCGGACGGCCCGCATTGGGCGACTGCCGGCCTCGATGCGCTACAGCCTCCTGCCGCTCCCGCTGCCGGATCTCCGCCATCCACGACGTCGGCAGCACGCACAAACGCGGCTTCACTCTGTAGAATGCCCGCAGAAAAGCCAACCGTGGATTTTTCCCCACTTTTTGCTCTTCCCGCCACGCAGAAACCAGCTCCTGGCCCGCCTGGTTGCGTCTCACAAATACCAGCTCGGTAGAATGCAAAAGCACCCGCAGATCTCGCACCACTTTTTTGGTCAAGCGACGCTCCTGGTCCGATCCTACATCCGCCGCCGTGACCCCATACCGCCACAACGGGACCGCCGCATCCCACCTCTCCAGAAAATGCCACGCCGCCGGCAACAAATCCCACGGCACCCGCGTCCCCGCCTGAACGATCAAGTTTTTATCGAAAGGCAGCTTGTCCTGGGGAATGGACGAGGGACAATCCACCGCCAGCCCCGAGCTGCTGGCCTTTCCCTCGATCGTATCGTCCCGGCCTATCAAAATGATTCCTTTGCTCACGACGTCCTCCCAATGTTTTTATGCGGAAACTTTTCTTTCACCACCGGCAATCCCAAAAACGGACACAGCCGCTCGTACCCCTCGCCTGCGCAAATATCCAGCACCAGCAGCTTCCCCGGCCGATCCGCAAAATGCGCCTCCACCCGCTTCCGGTGGGTCCTGGCCACCTGGCAGAAATGCGCCGCGTCGAATCCGTTCATCCCGTACACCGCCCGCCGATTCCGCAGCTTCCAGGCCATGATCTTGCTCACCGGTTTCTTGGCGTAATGCCGTCGGCACGAATCGATCCATTCATCCTCGTCCCGCACCGTCAAGATAAATTTCGCCGTGGGCCATAGCCGGTCTAACGCCTCGAAATACACGATCACGGGCGTATCCGTCACGGCGTCGCACTTTTTGGCCGTCTCGATCACCTGGAACAAATGAGGATAATGTTTCGCCTTGTACCCCAACCGCTTCAGCGCCGCCGTCAATGACGACGTGCCCGTTTTCGACAGCCCGATCCCAAACACTTTGGCTTTCGCCATCAAAACCGGAACTCCTTCGGAGGCACCAAAGTGTCCGGGTCGACCGGCAGCACCATGTCCAGCTCCGGCTGCAAATCTTTCCGGTTCCGCACCGACCGCGCCCCAATGTGCTGGCAATACACCTCAGTCAGATACGCCACCTCCCAGCCGGCCTCTTTCGCCCGCTTGCACATCTGTTTCACCGGCGAGTAAACCCCATCATCCGGCAAGCACGTTTCCAGCACCTTCCGCCGCGCGAACGCGAACCAGCCGGGAATATTCCTGCACAACGTGATCTCCCCGCGCGGCACGATCTCCCCCCGCTTGCCGTCAATATTGCACTGCGGGCCGTTCAACGCCAGCAGGCCCACCTGCGGGTGCCGCGCCATTGCCGCCAGCCCCCGCGCCAGCCAATCCGGCGCCAGCTTCGGACACAGCACGTCGTCGTCTGTGAATACGACCGGATCAGTGTTCGTGACCCGCACGATCCGCGCCAACTGGCCAGGGATCCCCACCGGCCGCTTGCCAAAATAAACCGAGTCAATTCGGCCCTCGTGTTTCAGCCGCCGCAAATATTCGACCGTTGGCGCGTCCGATGCATCGTCCAGCAAGTGCAATCGGTACGGGCTACCAGTCCGCTCCCAAATGTGTTGGAGCGTCCGCTTCA